GTAATTGTTGTTCCATTTGCAAAAGTAACTGGAGTTAAAGTTCCATCTCCACCATCAACAATCATGTTAATGATTTTAACTTGCCCTGAAGTTGTACCATCAGCTAAAGTTAATGCATCAGCTCCAGTAGTAGTTATCTCAGTTATTAAGTTAACTAAATCAACTGCACCAGCACCAGATAAAGTTTGTACTCCGCCTCTAATACCTTTATCGTAAGATGCGTTAGCTGTAACTGCGCCTGTAGTTGTGTTTTTAGTTATCATGTCAAAACCGTTTTCCGATCTTACCGGTCCTGAAAATGTTGTGTTTGCCATGTTATATTCCTCCTAGAATACATAAATGTAGTCCTCTAGGGATGTCGACCATACGCGTCTACATTTATTTTGTTTTATTAATGTATGGTGCGTAATTTATAACTTAGTTTTTTAAGAAGTGCAAGAGAGCCTTACGAGAAAGTGCGATTTCAGCGATGTAGCGTTTTTTATGTTACGTAGCTACAGAAACGTTGGGGGCAGCGTCTTCTATCTTATTAGTCTGATGAGCAACTTGTGCTTCAGCTAATTTGATATGACTGATAACTTGTCTAATCTTGTCATCAATCCTTACCATATCAAGAGTATATCTTTTCTCTTGATTATAGTGCTGCGACCACTTCAGTTCTAGACTCCTTTTTTCCGTGTAAAGGTTCTGAACGTTTGTCATTTATAACCTCCTCATAGGTTAACCACAATTTGGATTTACTTGTAAATCCATCTTTTTCCCATACTATATCTTTTTGTCCTAGTTTGTCAACTAGTGCATCTTCAAAGGCTTTATCCTCATCTTGAGATTTCATCTCAAAACGCGCATGATAGCCGTATGCTCTGATTTGTATTAGGAAAGTTTTCATTGGGTTTTATCTTTCTACCATAAAAAAAGGGCGGCTACAAGAGCCGCCCTTAATTATTCAGTTAATCTAGTGATTACGCACCAGGTGAACCGAAGATACCTCTAGGGTCTGAGAATCCGAAAGAATATCTCTCTCTAGCTTTGTATCTAACGTTACCAGTATCGAAGTCACCTTCCATAGCTGTCTTAATTGGAGATCTAACGAACATTTTTAATCCGTTAGGTACATCTGTCTTGATGAAGAATGCATCAGTATCAGTTAAGTAGTTGTTCACTACGTAACCTTGAGGAACCATCCCCATTGATACTACTGCGTTAACATCATTGTCAGCTGTTCCAACTCTACCTGCAGATTTCATCAATCTTTCAGCAGTAAATTGTAGCTCAGAAGGAATAATCATTTTTACTCCTCTTGCTGCAACTTTAAGACCTCTCTCATCAGTGAATGCCGCGATATCAATTAAAGACTGCTCTAACGATGTTTCGTTAAGATCAGCTGATGTCGCTAACTCATTTGAGAAAGTTCCAGCGATTGTTGGGTGATCAGTAGCACATAACTCTTTAGAGTCACCACCAGCAAAGTTTGCGTTAAATGCATTGTTTAATACATTAGCAGCTTTTACTTGCTTAGTGTTTGCCATCGATCTTGCTAAAGCTTTTGTGTATCTAGAAGCTAGTCTATCGTAAAGATTGTCTTCGATAGCTTCTTCCGTGATAGCAAATGCTAAAGCAATTGTTTCATGCGAATATCTAGCAGTGAAAGTTTCTTGTGCGTTGTCAAAAGTTACGCCAGATCCTTCTGGTTTTACTTGAGCCTGCGCGAAACCAGATAACATTACTTCTTCTTCAAAAGCTCTGTCACTGTTTTCTGTGTCGAAAATTTCAGCATGCTGATTTTCATATCTTTTATATTCCAGTCCGAATAGTGCATTCAGGCCTGGTTCTAGTTCTTTAACTAGTTGTCCTCTACTTATAGCCATAATTATACTCCTACCGTTCCTTTCAAGAAGTGTTCGTTGATAATAACTACTGCGTTCACATCTGCTGCGCCCGCTTCGTTATTAGCTGGATCTTTTGAGATCCCGATCACTCTTAGTTGAGCTGTTGCAGTTTTAAGATCAGAATGATCTAATTCTACTTTAGACACGTAGTTTGGTGAAGCACCAGCTGCGTATACTATATCAGCGTTCATACCAACTTCTGCTGCTGTTAAAGCACCGTCAGATTGGATTTCAAACCTTTCATAAGGGTCATCACTTACGAAACCAACGATGTCTGTTGCAGCGTTAGAAGCGTTAAGGTGATTAGCATATGTAGGCTTACTTGTAGTTGCATCAGTAAAGAAAACACCGTTAAGTGATCCTAATAGAGTATCTGTTGCTGCCGCTACAGTGATTGTACCAGTTGCTGCCATTTCGACAGGGTCGTTTTGGTAAATCGCTGAAGCACTTGCTGCGATATCGTATTCGGATAACCCTTGGTTATCTCTGTTCTGACCAACTTTTCCGATTGCTTTCAGTCCGAAAGCAGCGTCTTTGTTTGCCATATTTATCTCCTTTTGCAAAACTACTATCCGTAGTTTCGCGGGTTAACATTAATGTGTTTCTGATATCACAAAGAAATTATTTCTTCGTACCACCAAAAGTTACACGAGTTTGCCTCTCACTATTGATCGGCATACTTGAATGTTGCTCCTTCATAAGATCGTTGTTTACTGCGTCGTCTCTGTCCTTAGTTTGCTGAGCAAAATAAGCTTCTCGAGATTTGGCGATCTCCTCTGGTATCCTAGCCAACACTAGGCCTCCAACTCCTATGACTCCTGCGTATTTTCCGTCTTTCAGTTGTGGATAAGCAGAATCAGGGTATTCATCAGCTCTCACTAACTCCCAACCTGATCTCATTTTACCTGACATGTTTTTGGTATCGTCGAAACCTAAAACTTCAGTTCTTATCCATCTGTGCCTGAATCCGTCTGGCGCAGGTGGTGCATCTAAGCTAGATGGTGGAGTCCAAGTCTGAGGTCTTGTATCTTTTTCTCTTGACTGGCTCGCACGCGGGGTCTTCATTTTATCATTTTCCATATGCTATACCTCCTTCGTGATTTTTAATTGTTTTGCATAATCTTCTAATGGCACTCCTAATTTTTTAGCGATAGCAACCTGAGAAGGTGTGAGTCTCACGGTTTTGCGACCAGATCTGTTTACACTTCGCTTCGCTGAAGCTACTATTTGTGTCGGTTTGGCCGTATCATTTTGAACCTTACCATCAGTTGTATCAAATTTATGCGGAAATTCAAGTCTTATTCTTTTATCTATTTCCGTATAATATTCGTCCGTCTGAGGGTCAAATCCTTCTTCATCCACTAGTTTTTTGTGTAGATCAAATGCAGTGTATGTCATAGCTGTATCTGTACCAAACCACTTGTTTTTAGATCCCCAATCTTCTGCTTTAGGGTCTGCTTGTTGTGTTTGTTGAGGAGATACTCTAGGTATTTCTCTCTGTTTTGGTTCAGCTTTAGCCATATCTTCATATGCTGCTTTTGCTTCATTAAGTCTTCCTTCTTCATATCCAAGTCTAGCAATCTCTTTACTAGCTTCAACTTCCGCTGCAAGATCTCCTGCTTCTTTCGCTGCTGCTAGTTTAGCTGCTGATGCTTGTAAGCCAGATTTGATTCTCTCTTCTCTGTCTTTAACACCTGCTTGCTCAACTGAAGAATATTTCTTTTGAAGTTTTTCTTTTTGATCTTTTTGGTTTTTAGCAAAAGCTAAAGCTTCATCAGCTTGTCTTTGTGCTTCTCTCCATTTCTTCGTAAGTTTAGATATTCTTCTTTGAACGTCTTTTGAATACGTTTCTAATTCTTCTTTCTTCTCTTCAGGTTTTTCTTCCTGAGTAGCTTCTGGCTTCTCGTCACTCACTTCTACTTTCTCTTCAGTAGATTCTTGTGGCGCGGGGCTAGATTCTTCTTTGGTTTCTACTTCAACTTCTGATTTTGGATTCTCAAGAATAACTTCAGTATCCTCTCCAGAGGTATCAATATCAACCATAGGCACGTCATTTTTATTTTCTTCTTGCATAGTTTCCTCCTATGTTAAATGTAATGCAATACAGATTCTGGATCCTTAATTGTACCCAAAACCTCATCGTCGTTAAGAAGACGGACTTCTCCACCTTCTATTGGTAAACGTGATCCTGCATACCTTGCAAAAATCACCCAATCTCCTTGTTTGCACCAAGCGCCTGTTGGAAATTTTTCTTTATCTCCATAAGCCATTGGTCCCATCTTTACAACATAACCACAGTTTGTTGCGATCCGTGCTTTGTCTAAAGATTCTTGTGCAATGATAATACCACCTTTAGTTTTTTCTTTCGGTGTAAAAGGTAAAACTAAAATTCTCCAACCTGATGGTTGTGGTAATTCATCTTTAATATTTTCTACGTTAGTTTCGTCTATTCTTTTTCCTTCTTCTACAGACTCAACGGTAT